ATATTGTATCACAGTGTTACAACGCTGTCAAGCGGCATTTTCGGATTTTCTTTTCGCGGTGCCATTCACCAAGCGGTTGACACGCTGCCAGTGCGGGTGTATGCTTCCGCCATGGAGCGACTGACACTCAAGCAGCGGCGGTTCGTGGAGGCGTGGCTGTCGTGCCGGAACGCAACGCGGGCGGCGCGCGAGGCGGGGTACTCTGCGCGCTGTGCGCAGACGATAAGCTCCAGGATGCTGCGCAACAGGGCTGTGGTCCGCGCCATCGAGGCGAGGCAGGATCAGATCGCGGACAAGGCGGACGTGAACAAGGCCGGCATCGTGAAGCTCCTTACCGCGATGCTCTACACCGACCTACGCGACGTGATGGAGTGGGACGGAACGACGCTCACCGTCAAGTCGTTCGCGGACATCCCGGAGTGGGTACACCCTGCGATCCAGGAGATCCGACAGCGCGAGCGGGTGGGCCGGAACGGAGAGGTCACGAGCCGGTCGCTGGAGATCAAGCTCGTTCCGCGCATGGACATCGTTCGCGAACTGAACGAAATGCTCGGGTACCATGCGCCCAGACAGATCGAGCAGCAGACCCTGCCGACACTCGGGCTGTTCATAGACCTGCGCGGTAGACAGCCGGCGAAGGCGATCCGTGAGCCGGAGGGGACACCGGCATGACCGCCGACGAGAGCCAGCCGACCCAGTTTCCGCGCCGGTACATCGCCGAGCCGACGCTGGCGCAGTTCCACGCTGACGACACGTTCATCAGGGGCGTGCGCGGTCCGCGCGGGTGCGGCAAGTCCGTGGCGATGTGCATGGAGATTATCTCGCGCGCGAAGCGCCAGCCGCCCGCCGCAGATGGCCGTCGTATCAGCCGATGGGGAGTAATTCGCAACACGTATCCAGAGCTGCGGTCCACGACGATCCAGACTTGGTCGGAGTGGGTTGACCCTGCGCTGGCTCCTGTCGTCTACAGCGCCCCGATCACGTGTCATGTCCGCTTCCAGCATCCTGATGGCGATGGGACCGTGATTGACTTGCAGGTCCTGTTCGTCTCGTGCGACAAACCGCGCGACTTGGGAAAGCTCCTGAGCCTGGAACTCACCGGCGTTTGGGTGAACGAGGCGCGCGAGGTCCCCAAGGCGGTGATCGAGCAGACCAAGATGTGCGTGGGTAGATGGCCGCGCAAGGGGGTGTGTGCGCCGTACTGGTCCGGGATCATCATGGACACCAACCCTCCGAACATCCGCAACTGGTGGTACGAGATGGCGGAGGTCCAGCGTCCACCTGGGTGGCGATTCTGGCATCAGCCTCCGGCGTTGGTGCGACTGCCGGATGGGAAGTGGGCGATCCATCCCGACGCCGAGAACATCCAGAACCACCCGCTCGGTCCGACGTACTGGATGCGAGCCGTGCATGGCGCGGAGCCGGAGTGGATTAAGGCGTATCTCCTCGGTGAGTACGCGAACGTCTTTGACGGCCGTCCCGTCTACGAGGCGGCGTATTCGGATGATGTGCATTCTGCCGTCCGTCCGCTTGGGGTCTATCGCGGGTTGCCCTTGTGGCTTGGGTGGGACTTCGGACTTGATCCGGCGTGTTGTGCCGTTCAGATCGCCCCGAACGGACAGCGCAGAGTACTGCGTGAGTGGGTAGGCCACGACATTGCGTTGCGACAGTTCGTGAGCACGACGGTCAAGCCCGCACTTCTGAACGAGTTCGCCGGCATGACGCTCATCAGCCGATGCGATCCTGCCGGCACGCAGCGCGCGCAGACGGACGAGACGACGTGCGTGCAGATGCTCGGCAGCCTTGGCATCCCTACGGAGGCGGCGCCGTCGAACGACTGGTTGCCGCGGCGTGAGGCGGTGCTGACGTGTCTGCAACGCCGGATCGGCGACGAGTCTGGTTTGCTGCTTGACCCGTCGTGTACGGTGTTGCGTGAGGGATTCCTCGGCGGCTACCAGTACGCCCGGGTGCAGTCGAGCGGTGAGGAGCGGTATCGGGATGAGCCGTTGAAGAACTACTACTCCCACTGCATTGCCAAGGGACAGATGGTGCAGACGATGCGGGGAGACGTCCGTATTGAGGACGTGCGGCCCGGGGACGAGGCCTTGACGCCTTCGGGGTATTGCGCGGTCTCTCGGGCGTGGTGTGTTGATGACTTCGCGGAGGTAATCCAGGTCGTCGTGAACGATGGGAGATCGGTAGTTCTGACGCCGGACCACTTGGTTCTCTCTAACGGCCTCTGGACAAGGGCCGATGCTTTGCAGTATAATGACATACTGGAAAGCGTCAGTTCATATAACTTGTTGGAGTCCAGAGAATGCCGATGCCACGGAAGTATCCAGTACAGGAGTTCAATGGGGTTCTGTACTACGGAAGCCGATCTGGGAGGTACACTGCTCCATCTGCCGACAGGCACTCAAGACGGTTTATGCACCGTGCTGTTTGGGAGTTCTACAACGGCCCAATCCCATCCGGAGCGATTGTCTCGCATGTTGACGGGAATCTGTCGAACAACGGGATCGAGAACCTGCGACTGCTTATGCCCGAAGACCGCAGGAAGCACCCCGTTCAGGAGTTCAATGGAGTTAGGTACTACAGAAAGCGAGAGGGGTATTACCAGGCGGCCTTCCGCCCCTACAACCGCGTTCGATACATGCACAGGGACGTATGGGAATTCCATAACGGCCCGGTGCCCTCCGGCAAGGAAGTACACCACAAGGACGGAGACAAGGCCAACAACGCCATCGAGAATCTCGAACTACGCGACGGATCTCAACACAACTCGTACCATACTCGAAAGTACAATCAGGAACATCCCGACCAAGCCAAACGCAGCCTCATGGCAGCTCGAGAGGCCGCAAAGGCATGGCATGCATCGGATGCCGGGAGACGATGGCACGTTGAACACGGAAAACGAACGTGGGAGAACCGCGAGTTGGAACAACGCGAGTGCGTTCGATGCGGGAAGCCCTTTACCGTTCTGCGCGGTACATCAAAGCGCGGCTTCTGTTCTCCGGCGTGTCAGTCAGCGGCTCGTCGGGCATCTGGCGTTGATGACGAAGATCGCACCTGCGCTGTGTGCGGAAAGTCGTATCGCGCAAACAAGTACTCTCGGGGCAAGACGTGTAGCAAGAGTTGTGCGTATAAGGCGTCTTCTGCAACACACAAGCGTCTACGATCTCACCGTTGACGAGGCGCACTGCTTCTACGTCAACGGGATTCTAGTCCACAACTGTCACGATGCGCTCCAGTACGCACTGCTCTCGATGGATGAGGGGTTCCGCGTCGAGCACAGCATGGGCCGCGCGCAGAAGGAGGTGGTGCATGTCGTCTGACGAGCCGGTCGTGATCTATCACAGCACCGAGGCGGGATGCTACCGAGGCTACGGGTTGGTGCTGCTCTGGGACAGTAAGCCGGATGATGTCTGGGAGCGGTTCTTCCGTTCTGGGAAGAACCGAATGTGGGCGTCCTGTCTGTTTGCTGACACACCAAAGCCGTCACGCACCTACGAATTTCAATGCGTGGGGTCCCCGAATACGACCGCTTGACTTCTGGCACTTTCCGTGGTATGAATCCGATGTGACGTGATAACTTGGCCGGGCGACGTGGCGGCTTTGCAACCCGCCGCGCGACGGTGCGGCATATGAGCCGGGGAACTGGGTCCCAGACCAGTTCCCCGGCTTTTTTTGTTCGCCCGGCCAACCAGATTGGGGGTCGCGATGGCGGGACTGATGGTGGTTCGCTCAAACGCGCAGATCGAGGCGGACGCCGCCGCGCAAGAGGCGGAGCGGAATCCACCGAAGACCCCGCCACACATCGAGGCCCTTGCGGCATATATCCGTCGGTGTTTCGAGCAGGCTGACCAGTACCGATGCACAGGGATTACTGAGCGGCTACTGGCCTGTCAGAGGGCGCGGAAGGGCGAGTACTCGGCGGCGGAACTCGCCCAGATCTCTTCCCTGTCGGGTAGCAATCCCCCCTACGTCAACATCACCGATACGAAGTGCTCGTCCCTCGAATCGTGGATCAAGGATGTCATTCAGAACGTCAGAGAACGCCCCTGGGCGCTGGAACCCACGCCGCAGCCGGACCTCCCGGAGACGACTCGCGAGGAGATCCGTCAGGAGGTTTTGCAGCGGCTCTCGGCGTTGCAGGAGCAGGGTGTTGTCGTCGCGATGGACGATGTCCGCGAGGCCGGAGAGGCACTCTACGACGAGGAGCAACGCGCCCTTGACGATGAGGCGCAGGAGCAGTGCCGGCGCGCGGAGGACATCATCGCCGACCAGTTGGCCGAAGGCGGGTGGGATGATGCCGTGGACCGGTTCATCCAGCACCTTACGACCTATCCGATCGCGGTGCTCAAGGGACCGGTCGTCCGCAAGGAGAAGCGCCTAAAGTGGCAGAACGGGCAGGCAGTCGTCACGGACGACATCGTTGTGTCGTGGGAGGCGGTGGACCCGCACGACTTCTACCCCGCCCCGAACGTCAAGCGCTTGTGCGACTCGTGGGTCTGCGAAGCGGTGCGCATCTCGGCGGCGGACCTGTCGGCGTTGCGCGATGCGGAGGGCTACAGGGCGGACGAGATTGATGCAGTGCTCACCGAAGGGGCGACCACGCCGCCGGAGCGGTCGAGCGAGCCGGAGCGGGCGTCGCTCGAGGACCGGCAGACGACGACGAACAGCGGCGATGCGCCCGACATGCACACGGGCATCGAGTTCTGGGGCAAGGTCCAGGGGAAGCTGCTGGCCGAGTGGGGCATGGAGGTCGACGACGAGAATGCGTTCTATCCGATCACCGCCCTGTGCATCGGCAACCACGTCGTCCGCGCCATCGCGAACCCTGACCCGCTGGGGCAGGCACCCTATTTCGTCACGACTTACGAGCGCATCTCCGGAAGCCTCTGGGGCCGCGCCGTCTCGGAGAAGATGGCCGACTGCCAGGACGCGGTGAACAAGTGCTGGCGCGCCGCGCTGCTGAACATGGGGCTGGCGGCTGGCCCGCAGTTCGCGGCGGACATGGACGCGCTGGACCCCTCGATAGACGTGACGAGAATCTACGCTCACAAGGTCTGGCAGTACCACGGAACAAAGTCCACGGGGCGAATGCCGATTGAGGTCTTCACTGTCCCGCTGATCGCCGACAAACTCCAGGCCATCGGGGAGTACTTCGAGTCCAAGGCCGACGACAGGACCCTGATCCCCCGGTACGCGCATGGCAACGAGGACGTCGGAGGTGCGGGGCAGACCGCGAGTGGGCTGTCAATGCTGATGAACGCAGCGGCCAAGGGCGTCAAGCGCGTCATCGCGAACATAGATCGCGACATCATCCGGCCCGCGGTCGAGCAACTGTGGCGATGGGACCTGATGTATCTGCCGGAGGACAAGCGGGTGGTGCTGCAAGGGGATATCCGGGTCGTGCCGCGCGGGGTCATGGCTGCGCTCGTCCGCGAGGAGACGCAGAAG